CACTTTCTCCTTCCTATACCCGGCAGTCGGCCTCCTGCTGCCGGGAATATATGCCTCTCCTCGCCGCATGAGGCGGGCGGTGGCACCAGCGTGGGTCTCCAACTTCCCTGTGTGCAGGAGACATCTAGCCCCGGATTTTCAGCGCCCGATGAGAGAGTAACGCCTCGAAACGCTAAGGTGTCGCGCGGAGTGGCCCTACCGGGGGAATAACTGGCCACCAGCAGGGAATGGCATCCGGGAAAGACCGGAACACTTAAAGATGTGATACCGCATAGCGGATTACATACAGGCCCGCGGAAAGCCTGACCAAACCCGCAGCATACCCCGAAAGGGGTATATATACCGCGCCGCAGTCGCATGAGACGGTGGCGGGATAGGAGATCTAGGAAATGGATTATAAATCAAAACGATGGAAGCGATTAAGAGAGAAAATATTGCGAAGAGACCGATATCTATGTAGAGAGAGCAAGAGATATGGGAGGATGGTAGAGGCAACAACAGCACACCATGTTTGGCCGGTGGAGCAGTACCCGGAATACCAATGGTGCGAATGGAATCTGATTGCCCTATCAAATGAAGAGCACAACGCAATGCACGACAGAGACACGGGAGAACTGACAGAGAAAGGGGAATGTTGGAGGCGGAAGATCACCCCCCCACCTCCTCCCCCGGGGTAAATCCACCCCTAAGGGACCGGTGAGGGGAACTCTTTCCAACTCTGAGACCATTTTTTGAGAAAGGGGTGTAAGAATGACAGCGGTCCAATGGAAGCGCCTTGTAAAAAAACAGCTCACCGCGCTGGGGAACGAAGAAAAAGCATACGACTCTGTTATCTCCACCCTGGCGGACATCCTTGAACAAAGGGATGCCGTATATAAGCAATACAGAGATGAGGGCTGTCAACCCGTCCGGGAATACACCAACAAAGGGGGCGCAACCAATATTACCAAGAACCCTCTTTTAGTGCTCTGGGACGATCTGAATAAATCCGCTTTGGCGTACTGGCGGGAGCTCGGTATGACGCCCAGCAGCTACAAAAAAATGACGGGAGACGGGCCGAAGAAGGAAAGGCCCAGAGGGCTGGAGCAAGCTCTTGCCAAAATCGAAGCCTAAAAACTGGGATGCTGTCCTAGAGTACGCCACATCGATACAAAACGGGACAAAAATCGCCTGTGAAGAGCTGAAGCAGGCGGTTGACAGATTCTTTCGGGATCTGGATAACCCAGACTATGAACTCAATCACAAGGACCCAGAGTTTTGCATCCAGGTCATTGAAAAGACCATCTGCCACCAACAGGGAGAAAAGCTGGATGGAACGCCGTTGCGGGGAACTCCATTCCTCTTGGAGCCGTTTCACAAGTTTATCATTTATAACCTGGTTGGGTTCAGGCTTAAAGGCACTAATATTTTACGATTCCACGAAGCACTTATTTACATTCCAAGAAAAAACATAAAAACGTCATTTGCCGCCGCACTGTCCTGGGCCTTATCTCTCCTGTTTCGAAGGTCAGGCTCTAAGATGTATATCGCATCCGCAGCCCTGATGCAATCGTTAGAGTCATTCAATTTTTTGAACTACAACGTAAAGCGGATGGGAGAAGATTCTCGGGATGGTGGGTCTGTGCGGGTCATAGACAACAATAACGAGCACAGCCTGTCCGCAACATTGGGAGACGGATCATTCTATATTCGGGCGCTGGCCGCTAACCCAGACAGTCAGGACTCATTAAACTGCAACATTGCTATCTGCGATGAGATCCATGCGTTTAAGCAGCCGAAGCAGTACAACCTCTTCAAGGAGGCCATGAAGGCATATACCAACAAGCTCCTAATTGGGATTTCAACTGCCGGAGATAACGAACAGGCGTTTCTTGGGCAACGATTGAAATATTGCAGGAAGATCCTGAATGGAACGGTAAAGGATGAACAGTACTTCATTTTCATGTGCTGCGCCCCAGAGGGGGTAAAAGACGGGAGTGTAGATTATACAGACCCTAAAATCCACGAGATGGCAAATCCAGCTTATGGGGTAAGCATCCGTCCAGATGAGATCCTGAATGATTCGTTGCAGGCCCAGAATGACCCACAACAGAGAAAAGACTTTTTCGCAAAGTCTCTGAACGTTTACACAAATGCATTGGCCGCCTATTTTGATATCTATGAATTTCGGAAGAGTGATCGGCGGTACAATTGGACGCTGGAAGATTTGTTAAAAATGCCCATTGTGTGGTATGGAGGAGCAGACTTATCAAGGCTTTACGATTTGACTGCGGCGGCGCTATATGGGACATTGAAAAATTATCGTAGAGAAGACGGGAAGATAGTCGATGTAGACATTATTATTCCTCATGCCTGGTTCCCAGTGGTTGCCGCCCATAGAAAAGCCGATGAAGATGGAATACCTCTTTTTGGGTGGAGAGACGATGGATGGTTAGATATGTGTAATAGCCCAACAGTAAATTACGCAGATGTAATCAATTGGTTTATAGACATGAGGCGGCGGGGATTCAAAATCAAGCAAATAGGCCACGACAGAAAATTTTGCCGCGAATATTTTGTTGGAATGAAAAGAGCTAGGTTCAGGATTGTGGATCAACCACAATATTTCTATAAAAAGTCAGAAGGATTTAGACATATTGAGGATCGAGCAAAAAATGGAGAGCTTTACTACCTCCATTCTGAGGCCTACGAATATTGCGTGCAGAATGTCAGAGCTATTGAAAAGACAGATGACATGATCCAATACGACAAGGTACAACCAGAGCAGAGAATTGATATTTTTGACGCATCTGTATTTGCGTGTGTTAGAAAACTGGAAGACATGGAGCGAGGAGATAGGGCAAAACGCTGGCTTGAGGAGGAATAACTGTTGAGCAGAAAAAAACGAAGCAACCACACAACGGAACGCGGACACCCCAATTCAGCGGTTAGCTTCCTGCTCTCGAATGACGCATACGACATGTTGTGCGTTTCGGGATATACCAGGTTGGCCGATAGTCCAGAAATACAGATGGCAGCCGGGTGCATTGCTGACTTGATGGGCTCTATGACCATCCATCTTATGCAGAACACGGAAGACGGGGATGTACGGATAAAAAATGGCCTGTCCCGTAAGCTGGATATCAACCCGAGCGGAAACCTTACCAGATCCGCCTTTATCTCGACAGTAGTCCGGACACTCCTTATAGATGGAGATGGGAACTGTGTGGTTTATCCCAGATTTTCAAAGAGCGGGGATTTGATCGAGGATTTGGAGATTCTGCCTCCCTCCATGATCTCGTTTATCCCAGATGGGAGAAGCTACTACATACGATACGGAGATCAAACTTTTAGGCCCGATGAAGTATTGCATTTCGCAATCAATCAAGACCCGGAGACTCCGTGGCTAGGCCATGGATACCGCGTAACGCTCAAAGACGTTGCCCATAACCTAAAGCAAGCGGCGGCAACCAAAAGAGGATTTATGGAGTCCAAATGGAAACCGTCTATTGTTGTAAAGGTCGATGGTCTGACGGATGAGTTTTCAAACAAAGAAGGACGAAAAAAGCTGCTCGACAGTTACCTGGAGACCTCTGAAGCCGGCGAGCCCTGGATGATCCCGGCGGAAATGTTTGACGTAAAGGAGATCAAGCCACTTACACTGAATGACCTAGCGATCAACGACTCAGTCACAATAGACAAGAGGACTGTAGCTGGGATTATTGGAGTCCCCCCATTTGTGGTTGGAGTCGGAAGCTACAACAGGGACGAATGGAATAACTTTGTTGACAGCAAGCTTATGCCTCTATCAAAAAGGATAGAGCAGGAACTGACCCTCAAGCTCCTGTATTCCCCTGATCTTTATTTTCGATTCAATTCCCGGACGCTCCATGCCTACGACATGAAAGACATGGCGAGTATCGGGCAGGAACTGTATGTGAGGGGAATCATGACGGGGAATGAGGTCAGAGATTGGATTGGTATGACTCCGATGCCTGGACTGAACGAGCCGGTCATCTTGGAAAACTACATCCCGCGAGGGATGATCGCGGATCAAGCTAAGCTGAATGGAGGTGAAAACAGTGAATAGAGAAGATATGCAGACGAGGAGTATATCAGGTGCGTTCAAGACCCGCACGGAGGAGGGCGGAGATCTTTATATCGAGGGATATTTCTCCGTTTTTGACAGCAATTATGATTTATGGCCTGGGGCATCTGAGAGTGTGGCGCGCGGGGCGTTTTCTGAGACTCTAGATGGGGATGTCAGGGCCCTTGTAGACCACGAGACGCGGCTTGTGCTAGGAAGGACCACGGCTAATACGCTGGAGCTGCGCGAGGATAACCATGGACTATGGGGCCGCATTAAAATCAACAGAGATGACAGCGATGCAATGAACCTGTACGCTCGTGTGCAAAGGGGAGATATTACTCAGTGCTCGTTTGGGTTCTCTATCCTTGATGAGGAAACAGAGAATCGAGAAGACGGAAGTGTCCACTGGACCATCCGAAAAGTAAAACTGTATGAAGTGAGCGTCTGCACTTTCCCGGCCTATGAAGATACCGGAGTGGTGGCGAGAAAGCGAGACTATGAGGATATCCAGAAGAGAAAGACTGAGGCATGGAGAAACGCATTGCTCAAAAGACTGAACCCATGCCAAAGTCAACCGAATGAAACGGGAGGGAAATAACATGGCATTAAAAGCATTGGTCCTGAAGAAGAGACTCAACGAAAAGAAAGAACAACTGGAGGAGCTTAGAAGGGCGGCTGAACAGCTCCAAACCAGGGAAGCCGAACTGGAACAGTCTATCAATGAGGCCGAAACGGACGAGGAAAAGGCCGCGGTCGAGGAGGCGGTGGAACAGTTCGAGCAGGAAAAGGCCGAAAATGAAGCGGCCGCCGGAAAGCTGGAGGGCGAGATCAAAGGAATTGAAACCGAGATCGAGGAGCTGGCAAGAAACGCACCTAAGCCCCAAAATCCAGAAAAACGAGAGGAGAATTTTGATATGGAAACCAGAACCTTTTTTGGCCTGGATGCACAGCGGCGCGATGCTTTCTTGGCCCGGCAGGATGTAAAGGACTTTCTGACAAGAGTGCGTGAGCTTGGGAAGCAGAACCGCTCTATTACCGGAGCGGAGCTGACCATCCCGGACGTTATGCTTGGCCTGATCCGCGAGAATATCAGCAAATACTCCAAGATGATCTCTCGCGTTAATCTGCGGAGCGTGCCCGGAACGGCTCGGCAGAACATCATGGGCACAGTCCCCGAAGCCGTCTGGACCGAGATGTGCGCCAAGCTGAACGAGCTGGAGCTTTCCTTCAACCAGATTGAGGTGGACGGCTACAAGGTCGGCGGCTTTATCGCAATTTGCAATGCGACCCTGGAGGACTCCGACCTCTCTCTGGCGAGTGAGATCATGGAGGCGCTTGGTCAGGCAATCGGCTATGCGCTGGACAAAGCTATCCTTTACGGGACGGGAAAGAAGATGCCGATCGGCGTAGTGACCCGGCTGGCTCAGGCCACAGAGCCTGACGACTGGGGTGCAAATGCGCCGACATGGAAAGATGTCCACACCAGCAATATCGTCAAGCTGACTGCGGCCACTGGCGCGGATCTTTATAAGTCCATCATCTTGACCGCGGGTGTCGCCCGGTCTACTTATGCCAGAGGCAGCTTGACTTGGGTCATGAACGAGACCACAAAGGCAAAGCTTACTGCGGAGGCTCTGGTCATCAATGCGGCGGGTGCTATCGTCTCCGGTCAAGGGAATACCATGCCGGTCCTGGGTGGTGACATTGTCACCTTGGACTTTGTCCCTGATAACGATGTGATCTTCGGCTATTTTGACCTGTATCTCCTGGCCCAGCGCGCCGGAACCACCCTGGCTCAGAGTGAGCATGTGCGTTTTATCGAGGACCAGACTGTGTTTAAGGGTACGGCCCGCTATGATGGTATGCCCGTGTTTGGTGAGGCTTTTGGCGTCCTGAATATCAATAACACCGCCCCTACCACAAGTGTGACCTTCCCGCCTGACAGCGCAAACCCTTAACAGCGTCCCTGGCTACGCTGGGGCTTGGGACGCTGACTCTGACGCCGACCTTTGATCCCGGTGTGACAGAGTATAGCACCAGCACCACAAATCAGAGCAATACGGTCACCGCGACTGGGGCGAATGGCTCCACCGTCTCCATTACGGTCAATGGAGCGCCGCACAAAAATGGGGCATCAGCTACTTGGGAAGAGGGACCTA